TAATTATCTTCCATTTAAACTCTCCATATAAATATTAATATTAATATGACTTTATTACCATAGTTAATTAATACTTTCTTTCTTTTCTCTTATAATCAATGTAAGGGCAAAAGATAAACTCTCCATAATACCTATATACTCTCATATATCTATTTGCCCTTTTGTATAATCCATAATGTGTTTACCAATAGTAGGCTCAACACAATTTCTTAATAATTTTCTTTTTTCTTTAATTTTATATTTATCTAAATTTATGCCCTTTAATTTTTGTAATGATTCTACAGTCCCACCTCTATGACCTCTTGACTTAATATCAAAATCAGGAAAATCTATATTAGACCACCAAATATGTTTTGCCATTTTTCTACCCTCGACTAATGGTTTGTAATATGGGATTGTATTTTCTACAACATAAAAACCTTTATACCATTTATCTAACAATATTATTTCTTCATATAATTGCATATCAGGATATATGGGTTTTACTTTTGCATATTTTCTATTTGCTAAGAAACCAATATTGTATCTAAGTTGACTATGACTAGGACAAGGTGGGCTTGACCAAATAAAATCAAAATTATGCATATTCTGTAATAAATATTTATGTGCATCTGCAACTATAACTTCATCTTTTGGAAATAAATCTGCATATACTTTAGCAATATCTGCATCTATTTCTACTGCTGTTATATCCACATCTTTCCAAAGCAATCTATTACCACCTATACCTGCATAAAGATTTAATACTTTCATTTAATTTGCATTTTTCTTAATAGTTAATGTCTTACTTCTAATCTCATAAGCATCTTTAGCAGGTACAACTCTTTCAGGTTGAGCCTTATACTTACGCATCTTCCAGTTAATAACATATTCACCAGTTCTACCTACAGATGCGTTACCCATTTGATCCATGATATGTGCTGATAGTTTTTCTTTCATAGCACCTAAATTCTTTATCATGTCATTAGTTTGTTCTAACTGCTTAATAAATTCTAATGTATCTTCAGGTAGTATCTTTGTTTCATCAGATGCATTTGGATATTTAATATGAGCATCAGATGTAACTTGTGGCGTGTAGTAATCTTCCTCATCTATTCTTCTGTTAAAGTCCATTACCTTTTCTTCTAATTCTTTTTCAAACTCATAGTCTTTAGGTATGACATATATTCTTAGATCAGTTGACTGGTAAAGAATAATTAAAATACCTGCTTTTGCTTGTGTAGTACACATAGCAGCTTTGAGTTGCAAAACACCTAACCAATCAGGTGGTACATCATCAGGATAGATGCTAGTGCATTTTACTTCTATTGGAACATTACCATTTAGATAAACCTCTGTAGAATCTAATGTATGTAAACCATTTTCTATGTCCTCTCTTATAGTTATGTTTTCAGGATAAGCCATACCATCTAATGATCCTTCTAGGGGTAATATAGGATGTACTACCTTTTCAGTTACCTTATCTTCATACTTATCTATGCCAAGTCTTTTCATACATTCTTGGATCAAAGGCTTCTCTAATACATCACCTGTCCTCTGTCTAAGCGTTTGTGGTGTCCTAATGCTTTCACCATGCCTTGCCCTAATACAGTCATTTAAAACCTCTTGCTTTGTCTTAAAATGTCCTGCATCAAATAAATATGGTACTAAAGAGTGAGTGCAATAATCATCTCTTGTTATCTTACCTATTGGTTTCATCTAGCTATCCCCAATATATATTTAATTTCATCTAGGCTATCCCTTACTATGTATTCTTCACCTAACACCTCTACAATGACTTCGCTAGTCCATTCATCTTTATAAAAACCACTTATAGACCTAGCAGGTATGTTTAGTTCACCGCCACCTGTTAAATTAAATGTTACATTCCTACTCATTTTCTAACTCCCACAATTTAGCTTTATGATTATATAAATTATCTCTTTTTTGTTTTACCACTTCTTCAGCTTCAGCTAATTCTTTTTCAGCAATTTCTATTCTTGTATGCTGTTCTAAAATATTACAAGCCTTTGTAAATGGATCAGACATTCTTTCTTTTCTCTTTACTAACTCTATATTTATGACCTTGTTTTTTTACTTTAAGAATCTGTCTGCCAAGCTCGATCATATCTTTACCCACAAATGCTACAAACCAAAAGTTATTTTTTGGTAGCCATACTTCTAATGTGTATCTCATGTTAATTACTCCTTTTTTTAAATAACATAGTATTAATATACATAAATATATATATATGTTCAAGGATTATTTTAATTATTTTAAAAGAGGATTTATCTTAGGAACTGAGCTTAGTTCATCTAGGGTAGCTCTAAATGTATCAAGAGCTAGTGTTGGCGTGATTATTGAGGAATCAAATGAGAAGTAAGTCTGCGAAGAGTTATTTGGTTTGAAGAAGATATGTTTTCCCGTGCTATCAAAAAACACAAAAGCGTGTATATCACAATGATAGTGCTTATATACACTAGATAATGATCTCGAAGTTTCAGTTGCAAAAACATATTTACCTTTTTTTGTTTCTCTTCTACTCTTAACCTGAATAGTATATTTAGCAGAACCTAACTCTACCATTAAGTCTGCTGGATGTTTTTCTTGGGTTCTATAACACCAATCACAATGCTCTAAAAGAAATGTTTGAACTAAAGATTCTCCTAATGCACCTAGCCTAGAATTAGCTTGGTGATCTTCACTTGTCTTTTTTCCCATCTTTATTGCATAGAGCTAATTGTCTTGAATTATACAATGCTCTGTTTGGAGTTTGAATAGCAAATCTTGATCTAAGCACTTCTTCTGATGCTTCTAACCATTTGCCAAGTTCCATAAGTTTTCTTGTTTCTGTAAACTTCATAAAACCTGTTATACCCATTTGGAATGTCATATCGATACATACCAGTCTTGCCTTTTCAGGAAAAGTTCTCCATACACCCCAGTTCTTAGTTAGTTCTTCTTGCACTAAATTAATATCACCATGCAATAAATAAAATGCTTCACTTTCGGTTATACCTCTATCTTCTAAGTTTCTACCTATACCAATAGTTAGTTTATTTGCAGAACAATGATAAGGATTTAATCTTAGTCCCTCATGTCTTTTTAGCATCTCTACAATTCTATCTAAGAATATTTGATTATGACCATCCATTATTCTTTAAGGCTACTTCTAGCTACACCCTTAAACTTTTCAAATGATCTATAACCACCAAGTCCTAGTAATGATAGTGTCAATGTAAGTAAACCCTCTGTCTGTATTGCTGGTAAAGAAGTAGTAGAACCACTTATGACAATAACCCAATTTAAAAGAGGTGCTAAGAAAAAAGACCAAAACAAACCTAAACAGCAAACCCACATAATAGCTGGTCTTGCACCTGATACAAACAATGATGAATGTTTAGCCTGTTCTTTATTAACTTCGATTTGAGCCATGTTAGCTCTATGAAGTTCTGTTTTGAGTTCGTGTTCTAGTTTTTGTTTTAAATCCTTATCAGCAACAAACTTATCAAGAATATTACTGATAGGATCAATAAGTTTTTCTAACATATTACATTGCTGTTTTTACAATTAAAGTAATCAAAGAACCAACAATAGTAGTCAAACCACCAATGAGCCAAATTTTTATATGATCAACTGATCCTTGTAAATCATCAGTTTTCTTATAAATAGTTCTCCATCTTTCCTCGCACATTTTTTCATGCACTCGTAAATCTGAATGGACATCATTAGCAGTTTTTCTAGGCATTATTCTTCCTTGACTTCCTCAATGACTTCAGGATTTATGCTTCTTTCGAAAGACTGAATGACTATGTTTTTATAATCATTAGTCATAACATAATCATCGTGTGCAGCTTGTAGTGTTGCAAGTTTCCTACCAATAACATTTAACCTAGATGCTAAAGCCATTTGATCTTCTGATAAATCAGATTGTCTGTACTCAACATCATTAAAAGTTATTATTACTGGTTCTTGGTTTTCCATATTTTTATTATCACTCATATTTACTCTCCTTATAAGTAGTTAAAATTAAAGTATATCAGTTTTCCAAAGTTATGGTTTCTGAACTTGGATTTTTTTGAGCTTCTATTTGTTGATCTAAGCTAGATTCAATATT